TCAGCTACCTGATGATGAGTTTATTATCAGCAAATACACTTACACTGTAGATGGTCAATTCGTTGTTTACTCAGGATGGGTGGATGAAGAGGATTAACTGGAACGAAGCGATACCATATATGTTCTGTATATTCCTTGCGTTTATGCTATTAAACAAGTGTGAGCAAGAGAAGGAGTATAAGCAGGAGATACAGCGAATCAATAATAATAATGTTGCGCTACTAGACACTATCCGAAACTACATGGATGACGATGGAATGTACGCTGCTGATATCAGGGCACTGAACTTAAAGCTGGATGAGCTAGGCGACAGCATATCAGTAGACAGATCTCAACCACCGGTAACCATAACCAATCAGACAACAGAGATACGAGAGACTATTGAAGTCCCTGCGTTTATATATGACACCATTACTATAGTAAACACCGACACGTTCTATAAGCAGATATATGTGGAGCGCACAGATACGTTCGGCAAGAGCAACAGATCCATCGAGGTGACTATACCTACTGATGGCGTAGTAGTGGCAGATGCTATAATAAACTTGGAGCAGGACATATGGGTTGAGAACACGGTAGAGCAGAACAATAAGACAGGCGAGGTATTCTTTAGAATGAGAACTGACTACCCAGGAGTTACGTTCAATAATGCCAACGCTATACTAGTAGAACCGAAGCAACTCGTTAAGGTACGAAAATCATTTGGCGTTGGTTTTCAGACAGGCATAGGCATCACAACAACGGGCAAACCAAGGCATTACATAGGTGTGGGTATACACTATTCGCCTAAGTTTTTACAATGGTAAAAAAGTATTAATTTTAAGGGCATGAAACTGATAACGAAAGAGACCGTTGTCGGCATGCCAATGTCAACCTTTGTATGGATAATGGGAATTATATTCTCAGTATTCGTGGCATACTTTGAATTGAAAGCTGAAATAGATGAGGCCAAGAAGTTGCCTCCTCAAGAAGTATCCGCTGAAGAGATTAAAGTTTCTCTTGACGGAATTCAAAGACAGCTTGATGTAATGAATACTAAAATCGACAAACTAGATGAAAGACTTTACGAGCTCAATTCTGGAGAGTAAAGGTTGGGAGATGTTTCGTGCTGGCTGGAGACCGACTATAGGTTGGGTGTGCGGGTTGGCACTTTTATACAACTTTATCGCTAGAGATATTATTGTTATCTTCACAGAACGCTTGGGAGAGCCTGTGCAGATGGACCATTTAATAACTGTCCTTGTAACAATGCTTGGTCTAAGCGGAATGAGAACATACGAAAAAGTAAAAAATGGGGAAAATATCTAACACTTCAAAGTATCCAACGGTAACACCTGCTAGTGCAGATTACATGGTTGCAACAGACGTTAGTGATGAAAACAACACTAAGACAGTAACGGTAGGGTCTATGGCGACTCCAATGTTGGGAGCACTATCATCTGATACTCCAGCTATAGACGACAAGTTGATTGGGTTAGATACTAGCGATAGTGATAACGCTAAGAAGTTTGTGGTATCAGATGTGTTAAAGACTCCTGTTTCTGCTACAGCGGCTATAGATGACAAGTTAATTGGTTTAGATACAAATGACAGTGATACGCCAAAAAGATTAACGGTGTCTGATGTTTTGAAATCTCCTGTTTCTGCTACAGCAGCTATAGATGACAAGTTAATTGGTCTAGACACAAATGATAGTGATACACCAAAAAGACTTACAGTATCAGATGTGTTAAAGACTCCTTCGGCTGTTACGGCGGCAACAGACGATTTTTTATTATCTCTAGACACTAGCGACAGCGGAAACCCCAAGAAAGTATTAGTTTCAGACTTAACGGCATTATCCTTAGCACAAGGATATGATTCAACATTTGCTGCTAGCACTAATGTTAATCAAGTTTTAGCCCCTGGACTTACTTCAGGAAATGCTCAAGTTCTTTTTGGTTCTGTTCAAACAACAACCAATGTTGATTTAGCAGCCGATGGAACAATAACTATAAAAACAGGTGGGGATTATTTTATCAACTTGTTTTTTCAGGTAGGTAATGTTAGTAGCACGGCCTCTACAATACATGTGTTGCAAGAATATGGAGGTGTTTCTTCGACTACGTCTCATTCATTCACTAAAATATTACCCGCTTCTACTGTCTTGGACCCCGTTAAATTATCTTTCTTTCTTAAAGTTCCATCAACAGGTTCAGGAGCAGCTCCAAGAACACTAAAGTATTTCATCGCTGCTGAAGCTGCGTCAAATGCAGGATTTATTTCATCATCTACAACTGCGTTTGCTCATGGTGGCACATCTGTTTCTCCTGCTGTAAGTATTGGCATTTTCAAGAAGCAGTAATGCAAATCAGAAAAATTTCAATAGGGGCGGACTACAAGAGTAGTGCGATGCACTATATCCTTGGACAGGATGTGCTAGGTGGTGGATATAAAATACATCTTATAGACTTGGAGGGTGCTGAGTATAAGATATGGATTCAAAGGGGTGACGAGGTTCTGCTTTGGAAGTCTTTTGGGCCAACAATGCCTGTGTCCGTAGAATATAATATAAATTTTTAAATGCAATCAATTCATTCGTTTTTAGTTAAACCTAAAGGCGGACGGAGATACAACAACACAAAGAAGATAGGTGACGTTGATTTTATTTTAAGTATATCTCCTGAAGACCATATGGTTACAAACAGAGAGGCAGAGGTTCTCTCCGTTCCAATAAATTATGATGGCGACGTAAAGGTCGGTGATACTATCTTGGTGCACCACAATGTTTTCAGAACATACTACGACATGAAGGGTAACCACAGGAGTGGTAAGAGTTTCTTCAAGGACGACCTATTCTTGGTTGACCACGATCAGTTTTTCTTATACCATGATGGCGTTGACTGGAAGTGTCCAGGCAAATATTGCTTCATACAGCCGGTAGGACCTGAGCAATCTTGGCTATTTAATCCGCTCTCACATCAGCCACTTATTGGTAAGATTAAGTATATTAATAAGGAGCTCGTTGACTTAGGTCTTAGCGTTGGGGACAGGATATCTTTTGAGCCTGATAGCGAATATGAGTTTAAGATAGATGGTGAGGACCTGTACAGGATGTTTACCGAGAACATTACGATTCAGTGGAAAAAGTAGAAAGGTGGCTTCAATGCGGATGCAAATTGAAAAGAATAAAAGGAAAGTACAGATGGCAGAGATGCCCTGATGCAATATGGATTTATGAGCAATTCGAAAAAACAGGAGATTGGAGCTGGGACAAAAAGTACAGCGAACACTTCAGAGATAAAGAAAAAAATTATTGATGCAGGTTATAAGGCCGTGCAACAACTCATCAAGGTGGCTGAGGAAAATATCATCAAGCCAGATCCTGATGATGAACTTGCTGCTGACAGGCTGAAGAATGCTGCCGCAACAAAGAAACTAGCCATATTCGATGCGTTCGAGATACTATCAAGAATCGAGGCAGAGAAAGAGGCACTTAACGAAGTTAAAAGTTCAACTAGAGGTTTTGCTGAACGAAGGTCAAAATAGTTTATATCGAGTTGTAGACTCAGGCATCCCCAAGCAAGTCATAAGACAGAAGAACAAGGGGAAGAGCTGGAAGTATGGCTACGATGAGAAGTATGATATTATAATCATCTCAAAAGATGGTACGCTAGGGGAGGTTTACAATATTAATGGACTTATTATAGGTCTACCCGAACAACCCAAGAATGTATACTCTAGGAGCAAAAAGAAAGACGAGCAGTATTGGGAACGCAAGGAATATCCTAGACAACTGCATAGAATAAAGTCAATCTTCCAATGGAATGAGATGTTGTCCGACTTTAAGTCGATGTGGGTTGACTATATCGAGCAGGAGTTTGACAATCGGGAGAATGGTTTTTGGTATATGAACCATGGTGAGCCAACCTATCTTACAGGTTCTCATTACATGTACTTGCAGTGGACTAAGATTGACGTTGGGTATCCTGACTTTAGGGAGGCCAACAGAATATTCTACATATACTGGGAGGCCTGCAAGGCGGATAAGAGATGTTTTGGAATGTGCTATTTAAAGATTAGGCGTTCAGGGTTTTCATTTATGGGTGCTTCGGAGTCTGTAAATGTTGGAACGTTGGCCAAGGACTCTAGGCTTGGGGTGTTGTCAAAGACAGGAGGTGATGCTAAAAAACTATTTGTAGATAAGATTGTACCGATAGCCAACAACTATCCATTTTTCTTCAAGCCGATACAGGACGGGATGGATAAGCCAAAGACTGAGTTGGCGTTCCGTGTTCCAGCTTCTAAGATTACAAAGAAGAATATGCACGAGGTTATGGATGACGATATGGATGGCCTTGACACCACTATTGATTGGAAGAACACAGCAGACAACAGCTANGATGGTGAGAAACTGAAACTACTAGTACACGACGAGAGTGGTAAGTGGGAAAAGCCTGAGAACATTCTAAACAATTGGCGTGTAACTAAAACTTGTTTGAGACTAGGTAGCCGTGTCGTTGGCAAGTGTATGATGGGGTCAACCTGTAACGCACTAAATAAAGGAGGCGACAATTTTAAGAAGCTATATATGGATTCCGACCCATCCACAAGAAACCCCAACGGACAAACGAAGAGTGGCTTATATTCTTTATTCATTCCTATGGAATGGAACTTCGAGGGTTATATAAATAAGTTTGGGTGGCCCGTGTTTGATGATCCTGTCGTTGAACTAGAGGGAGTGGATGGTGAGATGATATCTACGGGTGCTATTACATATTGGGATAACGAAGTGAAGTCTCTGAAGTCTGATGGAAATGCATTGAATGAGTTTTATCGTCAGTTTCCAAGAACAGAGTCGCACGCTTTTAGAGATGAGAGTAAGTCATCCATATTTAATCTTACCAAGATATATCAGCAGATAGACTATAACGATTCTGTAATAAAAGAGCATTTCGTCACAAGGGGTAAGTTCTATTGGAAGGATGGTCCTGATAGCAAAGTGGTTTGGAGCCCCGATAATAATGGCAGGTTCTTATTGTCTTGGATTCCCCCAGCTCATTTGCAGAACAATGTAATTATAAGGGGCGGAAGAAGATACCCTGGCAACGAGCACATGGGATCTTTTGGGTGCGACCCTTATGACATATCTGGAACTGTAGGAGGGGGAGCATCTAATGGTGCTCTTCATGGGCTTACTAAGTTTCATATGGACGAGGGCCCTTCTAATGAGTTCTTCCTAGAGTACATTGCTAGGCCACAAACAGCAGAGATGTTTTTTGAGGATGTATTAATGGCCTGTGTGTTTTATGGAATGCCAATACTTGCAGAGAATAATAAGGCTAGGCTACTATATCATTTTAAGAATAGAGGATATAGATCATTCTCCATGAACAGGCCCGACAAGGCCTCTAACAAGCTCTCTAAGACCGAAAGAGAGATAGGGGGTATACCTAACTCATCTGAGGACGTAAAACAGGCTCACGCATCCGCCATAGAGTCGTATATTGAAAAATATGTTGGGCTTGATATGACAGGAGAGTTTAGAGAGATGGGGGACATGGGTTCAATGCCTTTTGTGAAAACTCTAGAGGATTGGGCAAAGTTTGATGTAAACAACAGGACAAAGTATGATGCGTCAATTAGTTCAGGGCTAGCTATTATGGCTAATCAAAAACACCTATATAAGCCTGAAGTAAAACAATCAAAAATAAAGATTAACTTTGCAAGGTATAATAACAAGGGTAGTAATAGCCAATTATTAAGATAGATGCAGAAAGTTAATGTAGATATACCATCGGCCTATTTCCCCGACCAGTTTGTTTCTGATGAAAAGAAAGCAACCCCTGAGTTCGGTTTAAGGATTGGGCAATCAATACAATACGAATGGTTTAGGAAAGATGGTAATCGGGGTAGATACTATGACAGGTATCGAAAGTTTCATAAAATGAGACTGTATGCTCGTGGAGAGCAGTCGATATCTAAGTACAAAAAAGAAATAGCTGTTGATGGTGACCTTAGTTATTTAAATCTAGACTGGACACCTGTTCCTATTATACCTAAGTTTGTTGACATCGTTGTCAATGGAATGACAGATAGAATCTTTGATGTAAAGGTAAAGGCTCAGGATCCTACCTCAATATATAGAAGAAACACATATCAAGAAAGATTACGTTCTGAAATGCTTGCCAAGCCTATATTAGATGAAATGGCAAATCAGTTTGGTATTAACCCTTTTACATTTAAAGACGACGAACTTCCAGAGAGCGACGAAGAACTAGACTTGATAATGCAGCTAAATTACAAGCCATCTATAGAGATTGCTGCTGAAACTGCCATATCTACTATACTAGAAGATAATTTCTACGAGGACATCAAAAAAAGAATAAACTATGATATTGCCGTATTAGGCATGGGTGTTGCAAAGCATGAGTTTAATGAAGGATCTGGTGTTGATGTGAAGTATGTTGATCCTGCTGATGTTATACACAGTTATACTGAGGACCCGTACTTTAAGGATTGTTTCTATTGGGGAGAGGTTAAAACCGTTCCGGTAAATGAGTTGCGTAAGATAGACCCGTCCTTAACTAACGAAGATCTATCTGAGATATCAGAATATAGCTATGGCTTTTATGATTATAACAATGAGCCTAGCACTTATGGAGATGATACTTTTAGAAAAGACACTGCAACACTTCTTTATTTTAACTACAAAACAACAAACACGTTTAAGTACAAAAAGAAAGTAGGGGAAAACGGTGCTGTTAGAATGATTGAAAAACCATCTGATTTTAATCCTCCACAAGATATGATTGAGGATGGAAAGTTTGAGGTTGTAGAGAAAACTATTGACGTTTGGTATGAGGGTGTTATGGTAATGGGCACGAACATTATGCTCAAGTGGAATCTCATGGAGAATATGGTTAGGCCTAAATCTTCATCCCAACACGCAATGCCAAACTATGTGGCTGTTGCACCTAGAGTTTATAAAGGAAATGTAGAGTCTTTAGTAAGAAGAATGATTCCTTTTGCTGATCTCATTCAGATTACACACCTCAAGTTGCAGCAGGTTATGAATCGCATGACTCCAGATGGAGTGTTTATTGATGCCGATGGCCTTAACGAGGTTGACTTAGGCACAGGAGCAGCTTACAACCCTGAAGATGCACTTAGGCTTTACTTTCAAACAGGATCTGTTGTTGGTCGAAGTTATACTCAAGATGGCGACTTTAACAATGCTAGAGTTCCTATTCAACCTATTACTGGTCACTCAGGAGGTCAAAAAATGTCTGCTCTAATAAATAACTACAATCACTACCTAAGAATGATTAGGGATGTGACCGGATTAAATGAGGCTAGAGATGGATCAACCCCTGATTCAAACGCTTTGGTTGGTGTTCAAAAATTAGCAGCAGCTAATTCTAATACTGCAACAAGACACATTCTCGATGCATCTCATTTTGTTACAAGAGAATTATCTCAGGCCATATCAATACGTCTTTCCGATGCTATGGAGTACATGGATCATGCTGAGGAGTTGGCTATGCAGGTTGGAAGACACAAGTCTGAAATTATAAAAGACATTTCAGATTACTATATGTATGACTTTGGAATTTTTATTGATGTTGCGCCTGATGAAGAAGAAAAAGCTATGCTAGAGCAAAACATTCAGATAGCAATTCAAAAGGGGGATATTGGCCTTGACGATGCCATCGATATTAGAGAGGTTAAAAACACCAAAATAGCAAATCAACTCCTAAAGGTTAAAAAGTCAAAGAAACAGGAAAAGGAGCAGAAGAATATGGCTATGCAACAGCAAATGCAATCTCAAATGGTCATGCAACAACAACAAGCAGCAGCTCAAATGGATGTTCAGAAAAAAGAGATTGAATCTCAAATGAGAGCAAAAGAAATGGCAATTGCAGCAAGAATTGACATGGAAAAAGCAATGCGTGAAGCAGAGATAAAATCTATGTTGATGGCAAGGCAGTTTGAATTTGACTATCAATTAGCTAACCTCAAGGAATCTAAACTTGAGGAGAGAGACAAAATGAAAGAGACTGGTAAAGAAGCTAGAATAAGCAAACAAAACACTCAGCAGTCAAAACTTATTAATCAAAGAAAAAACAATTTGCCACCAATGAACTTTGAAGATAGGCAAGCTGATGTTAAAATGAACTTCCCAAATATGATAGAAAATTTGGATATGGAAGAAAGTAGTAATTTTGAGTAAAATTTAATTTATGGAAATCAAAGTAAGAGACCTTGGCTCTGAGGAGGCAAAGTCAAGTCAACAGATTGAGCAGGAGCTATTAGATAAGCATGAGCAATCTTTGAATGAAGAAAAACCGGTTGCAGAAACTGTTGAAGTTGTAAAAGAAGAGGTGGAGGTTCAACAGGAAGAGCAACCAAAAGAAGAAAAGTCACTTAGTGACGAAGATGTTCTTTCATATATATCTGAAAGATATGGCAAAAAAATAGACTCTTTTGATGAGTTAGTGACTGAAAGAAGCGAATCGCCAGATTTGCCTGAGGATATTGCGGCATACTATAAGTACAAGCAAGAAACAGGTCGGGGAATGGATGATTTTGTTAGATTAAATAAATCTTCTGACGATATGGATGATGATGATTTACTTCTTAGTTACTACATGGAAACAGAAGAGGGACTTGATCGATCTGACATTGAGGATATGATATATGATAAGTTTCATATGGATGAGGATACGATGGAAGAAAGAGAAATTAAGTCTAAAAAAATAGAAAGGAAAAAAGAACTCGCTAAAGCCAAAAAACACTTTAATTCTCAAAGGGAAAAATACAAAGCACCGCTTGAGTCAAGCGCATCTTTGTCTGATGAGGATAAAAAAGCTTTAGAGGATTATAGAGAGTATCTTAATAGTGCCAAAAACGAGAAACAGGAAGCGGAAAGGCGAGCCGAGTGGTTTACCAAAAAAACTTCTGAGGTTTTCAGTGATGATTTCAAAGGTTTTGATTTTAGCATTGATGAAAAGGCCTACACGTTTTCTCCAGGTAACGCAAAGGATTTGAAAAAGGCTCAGTCTGATATATACAACTTCATTGGTAAGTTTATAGGCGATGATGGGTTAATTAAAGATTCTTCGGGTTATCACAAAGCACTATCAGTAGCCATGAATCCTGATAAATTCGCCAAGTTCTTTTATGAGCAAGGGCGAGCCGAGGCTATAGAAGGTGACGCAAAGCGTGCGAAAAACATCAAAATGGATGTTCGTCAAACGCCAAAGGTAACTTCTGACGGAGGATTCAAAGTTCGTGCTGTAGACTCAGGTCGAAGCAGGGGCTTAACGATAAAAAGTATTAACAAAAAAACCTAAAACCTAAAATATGGCTGGTTCATTACAGGCGGGGTCTGTTGCATTAACCCCACACGGTAGTAAAGTTGCTTTGGCATCTAACTACATCAACGATTTCAAATTCTTAGATCAGTATCTACCTGATACTTATGAGAAAGAATTTGAGAGATATGGAAACAGAAGCGTTGCTTCTTTTATGAGAATGGTAGGTGCTGAGATGCCAACTAACTCTGACCTTATCAAATGGGCGGAGCAGGGTCGTCTCCACGTTAAATTTGAAGGTGCTACTGCTAACAACTTTGTTAGTGCTGGTACAACTAGTGCAAGATTTGACATTGTTGTAGCTGGTTCTCCTTCATCTGTTCCGGTAAGAGTTGGACAAACTCTTGTTGTTGCTGATGAGGCTGCTGGCTCTAGCAAAACTGATAAAGTTATTGTAACTGGTGTATCTGGTGCTACGATTACTGTTGCTGCTTATGCTGCTACTCCTTCAATCACTACCGGTTCTACAGTAACTGCATTCATCTATGGTTCTGAGTTTGGAAAAGGAAGCACAGGAATGGATGGCTCTATTGAAGCTGAAGATAACATCTTCGAAAACAAGCCAATCATTCTAAAAGACAGATATGCTGTCAACGGTTCTGACATGGCTCAAATCGGATGGGTAGAGGTTACAACTGAGAATGGTGCTACAGGTTACCTATGGTATCTAAAATCAGAGCACGAAACAAGACTTCGCTTCGAAGATTACTTGGAGACTGCTATGGTTGAGGCTGTTCCTATGGAAACTGGTTCTGGTGCTACAACAGCTGTAACTCCTAATACTACTGCATACTCTTCATTACCTGCTGGATCTTCATTAGCACAAACAGGTGGTTCTGAAGGATTATTCCACGCAGTAGAGAATAGAGGAAACGTTTGGAGCGGTGGTAACCCAACTACCCTTTCTGACTTTGACTCTATCATTCAGGTTCTTGACAAGCAAGGTGCTATCGAAGAAAACGTATTGTTCTTAAACAGACAATTTTCTTTCGACATCGATGATATGCTTGCTGCTCAGAACTCTTATGGTGTAGGTGGTACTTCTTACGGTCTTTTCGACAACGACGAAGAGATGGCATTGAACCTCGGATTCACAGGATTCCGCAGAGGATATGACTTCTACAAGTCTGACTGGAAATACCTCAACGATGCCACTATGAGAGGAGGCGTAAAAGCTGGAAACATCAACGGTATTCTTGTACCTGCTGGTTCTACAACTGTTTACGACCAAATTCTTGGCAAAAACGCTCAGCGTCCGTTCTTACACGTAAGATATCGTGCGTCTGAGTCTGAGGACAGAAGATATAAAACTTGGATGACTGGTTCTGCTGGTGATGTAAGAACTTCTGATCTTGATGCAATGGAGGTTCACTTCTTATCAGAGCGTGCGCTTTGTGTTATGGGAGCGAACAACTTCGTTATCTTTAAGAACTAATATTTCTTAATTAATGGGGGGAGGCAACTCCCCCTTTTTTAAATTCTAATCAAATGAAAGATAAAATATACGTGCTGACGCAAGATAGAGCACCACTAAACTTCTTGTTGGCTTCAAGACACACACACCGAAGTCCTTTGTTACATTTTGACGGAACAACAAACAGAGCCCTTAGATATGCTCGCAACCAAAAAAGCCCATTCGAAGATGAGCAAGATGGCAACGCTATTTTAGAACCAATCATCTTCAAGGATGGCTTTCTACATGTTCAATCTACAAACCCTGTTCTTCAACAATTTATGGAGCTTCACCCAGGCAATGGAGAGATATTTATGGAGCTTGATAACGAGAAAAACGCTCAAGATGAGCTAGACGTTATAAATGCCGAGGTAGATGCCTTAATAGCTGCTAAGACCCTTGATATTCAAACAATGGAGACATTGGGTCGAGTATTCTTAGGCCTTAACACGGATAAAATGTCATCTGCTGAATTGAAGCGAGATGTGATTTTGTTTGCTAAAAATAACCCTGTTGAGTTCTTGGAGGCATTAGAGGATCCTATGCTTGAGATTCAAGATATAGTAGCTAAGATTTTTGAGGAAGGATTGTTGTCTATGCGTAACAAGAACAAAGACATTTACTTCAACCTTCCTGGAAACAAAAAGAAACTTACTAGCGTTCCTTATGGAGAAGACCCACAGCACATTGTGGTATCATTACTTCAGCAGGATGGTGAGCTTTTAAATATGTTCGAAAAACAATTATCTAATAAAAAGGGTGAATAGTAAATATTTATTTATATATTTGACTCGATAGATAGTTCATAATTATTGTTTAGAGAGCCCTCCGGGGCTCTTTTTTTATTTATTATATTTGAGCTATGGAAAAATATTTACGTATAAACTCACTAGCTATAGCCAAGGGCACAGGCACGAGCACTGCCCCTGACACAAACAATGAATTAAAAGGTGCAGCGGGCACTGATTTTACAGCAATGGGTGTTGAAGCAGGAGACTTNGTCTTAACTTCAACAGGAANAGACAATGGACCTGCATATGCTCTTGATAAAGTAGTAAGCGTAACTGACGCTGACGAATTAATACTAAACACACATAGTACCTTTGCGATACCTACAGACAACCAGTTTACAGTATACGACAAGGATACTCGAAGAGATACCATTATTAGATGTAGTGACATTGCATCTATAGTTCAGGTCGGAGGACCAAGAGAATTCGCTGCGGGATCTCCAATTGTTTGCTTGGTATATAATGGCATTGAGATTCAGTATGCGAGCGGGGCTATGTTAACGATTGTATTTGAAGGTAACGACCCAAGCGAAGCAAAAGCAGGGGCTTTTTATGATGCTCTTATTAATCAGATAGAAACACACTTGCAGTCTAAATCAACTGAGGTAATGGCAGACTTTGTCATTCCTCAAGGCTCAGAAGAGTTTGTAGCTATACAGAGGGGTTCAGCATCGGTTGTAGTTTCTTAGTATATTTGCAGAGTATTTTTTTTACCATAAATTTTTTTTACCATGGATACAAAGTATTTAGAAGTAACTGTCAAGAACGAGCAAACTCAGTTGGTTCGTATCAATGACATTATTATTGTAGAGCAGGCAAGCACTGCTAAAGTTGAAATCACCTATGTTGGTGGCAAGAAAGTGACTATTAATCACGACGCTATGGCTGCTAACAACGAGGAGGTTAGAGATAGAGTTGAGTCAACAATTGTTGATGCGTTGCAAACAAAGTGGAGAGATATTGTTCATCCTCTTTCTTTAGCAGGAATTGCTGACGCTGGAGGTGCTGTACCTGAAGTAACATCTATTGATATTGCTTAATAAACTATATTTTTAGTTTTAACTAGGGGTCGGTTTCGACCCCTTTTTTATTTTGTATCTTTACCGTTATGATTAATGAGGTTCGTCAAACTGTACTCGCATTAGCGAATAAAAATAATTACGGATACATCTCAAGAAGGGACTTCAATCACTTTGCAAGACAAGCCCAGCTAGAGATTTTTAAAGAGTATATGTATGATTACAATACTCACATTGATAAGCAAAATAAAAGAGTTGCAGCCAATGCTGGTGTCGCCACAAGTATAGCTAGTAATGAAGACTATGCCAACATAGCTGAAAGAAAAAGACAGGTCATAGAGATATTTTCAACTCTAGCCCCACTAGGTAACGCTACCGATGGGCATGTGTATGATAAGCCTAGCGACCTGTATCTTCTTAATAAACTCTTTTTTTATGATACTGAAAGGATATCGGGCACAAAGGAGAGTGCAGTTAGTACAAATAAACTAGTAGACCCTTCACTTACGGGGTTATCTGCATTTGGCAACACAGCTTCTGCGGGTGACTTGGTTGTGAACACTGACGATAACACTTTGGCTTTTGTGGTGGAGGTAGAGAGTGGGACTTCACTAAAGATTACCGATGACATTTTTGGAGCGGGAGCACTTAAGTACAAGATATTTAATCCTACTAAGTATAGTGAGATTGAGATACAAGACCCGTCTCAAATATTTAATCTAGCGGCATCTACGTTAGTTAATCCATCTACTATGTTCCCATCTTGCCTGATGCAGGCTGACAACATCATAATGTATCCTAACACCATAACAAACCCCGGCAGCGTAATAGCTCAGTATGTTAGGAATCCCAAAGACCCTAATTGGACGGGTGTTACTGTAACGGGTGCTGCAAACCCACAAGAGGTGCTTAATGCATCTGCTGCGGACTTTCAAGACTTTGAGTTGCCTAAATCAGAGATTCCCTATCTTATATCAAAGATTTTATTGTTAGCCGGAATGTCAATAAGGGAAATAGATATTACCCAGTCAACAGCAGCACTAGCTGTTATGAACGCAAACGAAAATAGATAATGCCATATTTAACAGGATATCAATACTATGAAAATGCAGGAGCAGTTCCTGAAAATGCCAACTGGGGATCGTATCAGTATGTGCCGCTAAAGGACATTGTCAACAATTTCATGATGATGTACACGGGTAACAACGAGATCCTAGCCAATGTATCTAGGGCTCAGGTTATATTTTACGCTAAGCGTGGCATTCAAGAATTAAACTATGATGCATTTAAAGAGATAAAAGCACTTGAGTTAGAGGTTTGTGATAATCTGAGGTTTGTATTACCTCCTGACTTTGTCAATTGGATAAGAATATCTTTATATCAAGATGGAGCTTTGTTCCCATTAACAGAAAATATTCAAGCCAACAGCGCAATATCTTATTTGCAAGATAATGATTGCAGGATTTTGTTTGACGAAACAGGAGAAATATTACAGCCTGAGCAATCTGAATTGGACTTAGACAGGATAGCTGGTGTTGAAAGAACTTTATACCTAAATGAGGGTAGTAGGTTTCACGGAAGAGAAGGTATGTTTATTGATGGGAGGTGGTATTTTGATTATAATATTGGGGCTAGGTTTGGCCTTAACTCTGAAACGGCAAATGCTAATCCAACATTCAGAATCGATAGAAGATCTGGAGTTA